GAAGCAGAAACAGGCAGCGCCCAAAACCATGGTTCGGAAAAAAGCTCCGGTCGCCAAAGAGCCGACGCAACAGCGACGCCAACGCGAAGCAATGTCGAAGCTCAGCCGCACCGGGAAAATGGATGATGCTCTGGGGGTTCTGATGGCCCGCCGGGGCTAACTACAAGGAACCGCTGTAATGGCACAAGTTACTACTGCAAACGCAATCGGCCAGAAGGAAGACCTGTCCGACGTTATCTACCGGATCGACCCGGACACCACTCCGCTCGTATCCAACCTCCGCAAAGTCACGAAGAACGCTATCAACTTCGATTGGCAGGTTCAGGAGCTTTCCGCTGCTGCAAGCTCGCCGGCTGTTGAAGGCGCGACTGTATCGTCGTTCACTGACACGCCTACCACTCGCCACCAGAACACCATGCAGATTGCCCTGCGCGCTTACAGCGTGTCGGACACCATGGACGCTATCGACGCTGCTGGGCGCGAGAAGGAGTCAAACTACAACAAGCTCCTGCGCGGCATCGAAGTTCGTCGCGACGTAGAATTTACTCTGCTGACCGACCAAGCTGAAGTTGCTTCCGGTACTCGTAAGACCGGCGCGCTGCCTTCGTGGATCAGCAACTACGACACTGGCGCTTCGCCAACTCTGAACGGCGGCTTCACCGCAGACGGCGACAACCTGCCCATCACCGACGCGGCTACTGACGCCGGTTCTGACGGCATCGCCGACGACTGGGGTACGCCACGCGCGTTCGCTATTTCGCAGCTGAACACTGTGCTGCAGGCGTGTCGCGAAGATGGGGGTCAACCCAACCTGCTAATCATGAGCCCCAAGCAGAAGGTATCCTTCAGCGCCGCTGCGATCAGCGCGCAAGGCACCAGCGTTCTCAACAACGAAGTGCAGATGCGTGAAGCTGGCGATGCCAGCATGACCGGCAGCGTGACGGTTTTCGTCTCCGACTTCGGATCGCTGACCACGACCGTAGATACCTTCTGTCCTTCGGAGCGTATTTACGCCATCGACACTGACTACGCAGAGCTTGCGACCCTGCCGGGTCGTAACTTTGCGGCACAGTCCCTTGCCAAAGAAGGGGACTCCACAAGGGGGTTCGTCGTAGCGGAATTCGGTCTCGTAAACAACGCTCCGAAAGCCCACGGCGCGGTTTACTGCCTGTCCTAAGCGACACAGCAACCGGGGCGGCCATAGCGTCGCCCCGGCTCACTTTTGGAGGCGGCAATGACCCTGCGACGCGTTAGCAAAACCGGCAACCGCGAAACCCTGATCCAGCAGGACGACCATGGGTTCGTGACGGACGTTTACACGATCCAGAAAGCCGACAAGCTGATCGACAAAAACCGGACCCAGCGGAACGCTGACCGCAAAGGCTCGCTGATCGGCAACACGCAGGCGCATCTGAAGGAAGTCGCCGACATACCAGCAAACCTTTACTACGACCTGGTGGGCAAGCACGGTACGCCGCAGCAAAACCCGACATGGTGGAAGCGCTGGTTGAACGACTACGACAACCGCGTGTTTCGTACCTCGGAGGGTAGCGTATGAACACGTACAGCGAACTGCAGTCGTTCGTTGCGGACTTCCTCGCACGCGACGATCTAAGCACGCAAATCAAGACGTTTGTCCGTCTCGCAGAACAGCGGATGTCGCGCGAACTAGACATTGCTCTGCTGGAAACCACGACCCAGCTTGCCGTGACCGCAAACGCCACCACTACCGCGCTGCCCACGGACCTGCGCAGTATCCGCGAAGTTGCGAAAATCGTGGACGGGGTACGGACTAACCTGTCGTATCTGACGCCAGCGCAATACGATGTTCGTATCCGCGACGCTGGGCAGTCCGCGACCGAGTTCTACACTATCGTCGCGAACAACATTAAGCTCGCCGCCGTACCGACCGCAGACCTGACGCTGGAACTCATCTACAACGAAGGCGTCGCGCAGCTGTCCGACACGGCAACCAGCAACACGCTACTGACCCGCCACGGCGACTGCTACCTGCACGGCACGCTGAAGCAGGCGTTCGACTTTCTGCAGGACGAACAGCGTAGCGTCTACCACGACGCACAGTTTACCCGCTGCCTCGCTGAAATTGACCGCGACAGCGACAAGCAGCGGTACGGCAACGCGGACCTGCAGGTGCGCCGCCGCAACGAACAGGCGGTGTTCTAGTGCCTGTTGATTTCGGCCAGTGGCTGCCAGACCAGCCGTCGCTCAACAACCCCGGCGCAAAGGCGCTCATCAACGGGTTCCCGACCATGCGTGGGTTTTCCGCCGTCCCCAGCGCCACGGCCACCACGGCCCCGGAACAGGTCACAGGCGGCACGACCACGGCGATCCCCGAAATCCTCGGCATCTACAGCACCGTTGACATCACGGGCCAAACGATTGAGTCGCGCACCTATATTGGCACGGCATCGAGACTGCTCAAGTACGACACGCTGCAGTCCAAGTTCTCCGAGTTCACCGGCAGCGACCCGACCTACACGAACATCCCGCGCTGGCAATTTGCGGAGTTCGCCACGACTGGCGGCACGCGCTACATCTACGCGGCAGGCGGCTCGTCTATTCCGCTGCAGCGTTTTCAAGCGGATGGCCTCGCGGCTCCAGCTGCGGTAGCGACCGCACCGAACGCGACACACCTTGCAGTCGTGGGCCGGTTCTTGGTCTGCGGCAACACCAGCACGTCAGAAGCAGAAGTGCGCTGGTCACAAATCGACGATGGCGGCACCTGGACGATAGGCAGCAATCAGGCAGATTCCCAGATCATCGCTGATGCCTCGGAGGTGACTGGCTTGGTCGGCGGCGAGAATGGGCTTATTTTGACCCGCGAAGGCTTGCTGCGGATGCAGTACGTTGGCGCTCCGCTGGTGTTTACGTTTGACAAGGTCAGCAACCTCGGCTGCGACTTTCCGGGGTCCGTGGCCGCACGCAGTTCCGACGAGGTGTACTATCTCAGCGAAGACGGCTTCCACCGCTACGCAGGCGGGCAGGTCGCGAACATCGGCGCGCAGCGGATTAACGATTTCTTTTTCAGCGACTTCGACCGCAACAACGCGGCAAACCTTTCGTGCACCATCGACCCGGTGCGCAGCCTTGTGGTCTGGTCCTATGGCAGCAAGTCGGCCGACACGAACAGCAACGACACGCTGCTGGTCTACGACTATACGCTGGACCGGTGGGGCATGGCCCGCATCGACCACACCACCGTTGGCGTCACACGGCAGGTCGGCCGAACGCTGGAATCGCTTGACACGGACGCGTCTGCCACGATTTTCGCCCGCGACGGCACCGAAGTACAGGACCGCGCCGCGTCTACAATCCTGACCCGTGGCGGCGGCATCGACAGCCTGACCATCTCGTTCGACAGCGCAGTATATCAAGGCAGTCAGTCCATTCTTGCGTTGGCGCAGAGCACAACTGACGGCACGGTGCTGTCCACGCTGTCCGGCACGCCGCTGCCGCTAACCGTGCAGACCGGCGAGTTTGAACCGGTCGAAACACGGCACGCCATGCTGCGGTCGGTGTTTCCGCATATCGACGGCGCGGCCGACGCAGAAATCCGCGCGCAGGTATCGGCACGAACGCGACAGGTCGACAGCCAGATTTTCGGGCAGGTCGCTACGGTCAACAGCGCGAACATTATCCCGTTGCGTAAAGCTGGCCGGTACATGGCGCTGAAATTCCTTGCCTCGGGCAACTGGTCCGAAGCGCATGGGTTCTCGTTCGACGCTACCGCGCAGGGCCGCCGATGACGCTACAGGCGAACAAGCTGCCGCCGCAGGGCGGGTCGCCGCGTGACGTAGCCACGGCTGTTAACCAAGCCCTCGACGGCAAGCTGGCCTGCGTTGGTACGCACAGCTACCTGCTTGGCGACACGACCACCACCGTAACGGACACGCAAGTCACAGCCGGGTCGGCCGTGCTGCTGGTCCCAACTTCCACAGACGCACGCGACGCAACGGTCGCTATCAGCGACGGCCAGTTCGTCGTGACTTTTGCGTCTGCAACAGCAGCAGCAGGAACGCTCGTATATGCCGTCTTGGGTTAGCATCCCGATCATACCCGGAGCTTCGTATATCAATGTCTCAGACCCCGACATCACCCCCACCAGCCGCGTCGAAATCGCAAAGACAACGGCAGACACCCGGGACGCCAAGATCTCGCAGCAGGCGGAAGGCCGTCTCACGATCAAATTCAAAACGCCGGCGCAACAACAACAATTCGTTCGTTACAAAATACGAAATACTGCCGATCCGGCCTGACTTGCTGGACGCAGTATGGCCGCACGTTGAACCGCACCTACAGCGCGCCGTAGACGAGTCCGAAGGCTTGATCGACATCTATGACGTCCGCGAAGCCGCCAATACCGGAGAAATGCTGGTATGGGTTGTTTCCGCTACGGGTTCTGGTAGTATCGTTGGCGCGTACACAACACGCATTATTGCCTACCCGCAACGCAGCGCTCTCGCCATCGACCTTGTCGGCGGCTCGCAGCTAAGTCGCTGGCTAAGGATGGCACTCCAAACAATCGAACAACACGCTCGCCGCCTCGGGTGTCAGCAGCTGGAAGGCTACGGCCGTGCTGCATGGGGCCGAGTACTCCGCGACTACAGCTGGCGGCTTGCGTATCACGCTTACTACAAGGATCTCTAATGAGCTTCCGTAACAAGCGAACCGGCCGTTTCCAACCGTTTGGCGGCCTGTTCAGCACCGAAAAAACTAGCGGTTTGACCCGCACCGCTCCTGCGTTCGTGCAGAATCAGACGCAGAGCACCATGGGCATGGCAAACCAGTACCGGCCCGTGGTGGTGCAGCCGCGCGTTGCGCCGATCAACCAAGACCAGACCGCGTTTTTTAACACTGCCCGCAACTACGCGCAGCAGGCAATGAACCGCCGCGCCCCAGAGATCGACACCAGCGCACTAGAAGACCAGCTCGGCCGCACTGTGGACACCAGCGGCATCGACCGGCTGATCGGGCAACGGGCCAACCTCGGCGGCGTGCTCGGTATGGTCGGCCGCCGCGCTGACATGTCTGGGCTACAAGGTCTTGTCGGCGAGCGCATCGACACCAGCGGCCTGCAAGACGCAGCTGCGCAGTCCGTCAGCACCGACGAACTTGGCGCGCTCATGGGCCAGCAAAACGTCGCCCGCGACATCTACCAGGATTTTACGACCCGCGAAGTAACCCCGTACCTCGAAACGCAGATCAACGACGCCACTGACCGCGCGCTGCAAAACGTGTCGAACCTCTACGCTGGCAGCGGCCGTCTCGGCAGCGCCGCGTTTGCAGACGCGGCGGCTCGGGGTGTGACCGCCGCGTCTGCACCTATCTTGCAGCAGGCAGCGCAGACCGACGCAGCACGGCAACTGCAAGCCGCCGGCCTGCTGGGTCAGGCGTTCAACCAAGACCGCGCGATGGACGCGTCGCTGGCCGACCGCCGCGCCGCAATTATGGCAACGAACTTCGGCCGGCAGCTGCAGGGGCAGGGGATGCTGGCAAGCATCGGCCAAGCAGCACTGGCGCGCGACGCGGCACTGCAGGGGCAAATCGCTGGGTTCGAAGACGCTGCTATCGGCCGCGACCTCAACGCCAACCAGTTCGCCGCGCAGATGCAGAACAACGCACTAAACCGCGACGCTGGGCTGGCGCAGTCGTCTGCAGGGTTCCAGTCCAACGACATCGCCCGCGACGCAGGTATCGCTGGTCAACTGACCAACGCTTCTCGGCAGCAAGCAATGCTCGCACCGACCATGCAGCAGATGGACATGGCGAACATGGGTCTGCTGGCACAGATCGGCGCGCAGCAGCAGGCACAGCAGCAAGCGCAGTACAACGCGCAACTGCAGTACGCGCAGCTGCTCAACCAAGCCAACCAGCAGCGCTACAACAACATGGTTATGGCGAGCCAGCTGGGGCAGCCGTTCATCGGTCAGGAGTCCTACGGCGACCAGGGCATGTTCAACACTGTGGCGGGCCTCGCTGCCACGGGCATCGGCGCTTACATGGGGATGAGCTAAACCATGGACATCTTCGGCTACAACCCCATTGTTACCCCGATCTACGTCGAGCCGGCGTTTGACATGAGCAACGTCGTCACCACGTCCCAGCGCCAGCCGCGCACCGTAACCGGCGTCGTGGATTCCGGCGACGGCTTTACGATTGTTCAGTACAGCGACGGCACCACGGAACGTCGCGCTGGGTCTCGCGGCATCCGCAACAACAACCCCGGAAACCTGACCGGCACGCTGCAAGGCGCGCTACGGCAGGGCGCTGTCGCAGTAGACCACGGCGGGAATTACGTGTTCCCCGACGCACAGACCGGGCAACGCGCCATGGCGAACTTCGTGCTGCAGCGCAACGCGGACAGCAGCATCGGCGACATGCTCAGCACCTACGCGCCGGCCGGCGCTGCCAACGACCCGAACAACACAAACCGGCTGTATCCTGGCATGGTGCAAGGCGCTGGGTTCAACCTCGGCGACCGCGTCGGCGCACTGCCGGCAGCAGAACAGCAGCGCTTGCTTGACACGATGATGGGCATAGAAACCGGGCAGCCCGCACCAGCGCGGCAGGTAGCGACGCTGCAAACGCAAGGACGCGGCGGCCTGCCACTGCAAGAGCGGTTCGCAAACGCAGGGATACAAGCACCGACCTTTGGCGGCGTTATGGGCGCAATCGGCAACGCAACAGTAGGGCCGATCATAGAGAGCGGCAGCGACCTACTCGGCGCGGTCGGTAACATGGGCCGCGCAGCAGGCGACTTCCTAAGCAACCCCAGCATGGAAAACCTGACCCGTGGCACGGGCGAAACCGCACGCCGCAACGCAGCGGCTTTAGGCATCACGGCACCGCAGGAAGTACTGCCACCGCTTGACGGTTTTGGCGGCGGCGGCGGCGGCGGTGCTGGCGGTATTAGCGACCGCACTGGCCGCATCCCCGGCGCTGTGAACAGAGACGCAGCGGCAAGCAAAGCGCGCACCTTGGGCCTTATGGGCGAACCTGACGCCGCGTTGGCCGTAGCAGACATGACCGCTGGCGTTGTGCAGGAAGCATCAACCCGCAGCGGACCACCGAAGCCACTCAACGAACGGGAACGTAAAAAGTTCTCGCCGGAATCTTTGGGTCTGATTGCGTTTGGTCTGTCGCTGCTCGGCGGTGCTGACATCGAAGACGCCATGGCTATGGGTATGAACACCTACAACATGGTTGAGGACAAGCGCAGCGCCAAAGCACAGCGCGACGCAGTGGACGCGTTTATTCAGAAGCAGTCGCCCGAAGACCAAGAACTGCTGCGGTTGTTTGCAGATAGCGGGAACGTCGATGCCATTGCGCAGATGCAGCTGCTGCGACAGGAACAACAAGCGGAAAATGAAGCGCGCACTTCGTTGATTGCGCAGTCGTCACAAGTGACGGGCATCCCGGCAGACGAACTGGCGCTGTTGAGCGACGATCAAATCCGCAGCCAGGTAAAAGAGTCGTTCAAAAA